GGGCCATCTATCTCAGCCACCCCAAGGCCGTGGCCGCCGTGGAGACCTGGCTGGCCTACCGGCAGCAACGGGGCTGGATGCTGGGTAGGGATGGCAACTACCGTGGGTTTCGGCCAGATGAGCGCCTGGTGCTGACCCACAAAGGTCGGGCGTTCGAGCTGGCATTCAAGCCGCGCCAGATCTCGACTGGCGTTGAGATGTACCGCTGTTGTGATGCTCTGCAGCAGGCCATGAGCCGCATCTACCGGCAGGCCGGCATCAAGGGAGGCAGCAGCCACTCAGGGCGCCGGACGCTGGCCGCCAGGGTGCTGGCGCAGACCGGGCGGGTGGAGGATGTGCAGCAGGTGCTGGGGCACGTAGACCTTGACCATTCATGGCCCTATCTGGATGTGGATCCAGCGGTCATTAGGCGGGCGTTTGAATTGGCCCTGTGAGGCAAGAGGTCAGCTGCGGCTGGCCTTTTTCTTGAGGGTGCGCTTGGCCTGGGCATCGAGCGTGTCTCGTACCCAGTCTGATTTGGTCTTGTCCTCTGCCTCAGCGGCGGCGGCGTAGTCGTCAAGCTGCTGCTGGGTCAGCTGCACCACCGGCAGGCGGGCGGTGCGCTTCTCACTGTCAGGCTTCACAGGTGCCCCTCGGCGGGGTTTCTTTTCTGTCATTCTGCAATTATTACACGTGCATTTAACATTGACAATCAGGGCGGATTTTATACAATTATTGCACGTGTAATAAATGAGGGTTTTACGAGCTATGGATACGTTGATCTACCAACTTGAAACGCTGGCCAGCTACAGCCCTGATGACCTTGATGGTGACGGCTTTGATGTGCTTTATGAGGACAGCGAAGGCCGTGAAGGGTGGGCCACTGAAAGTATTACGGATGTGGCTGGCAAGGCCGCCAAGAAGCTGACAGAGCTGTCCGCTCGAATCACTGACGAGCAGCGAGAAGAGATCATAACCGTCCTGCAGGCGATCTCTGGTGGGTTCAGTGATTACCCAGCCCAGGATGCTCAGACCCTGCTGGCGAAGATGACTGGCGAACTGCCCGGCTTTGGCCAGTCGTTTGCCCTAAACCGCGAAGCGAACTGATCGAGGAAACACTGAAAATGGTCACGCAGAAAGAAGCCGAAGAATTAGCAATAAAGCACCTGAAAGATTACCTGAACGCCTGCGGCCTGATTACGACAGAAGACGCCGGCAATGCACTGATGAAGCTGTGCAGCATGGCAGGGGTGATGATGGTGGCCGCCGTTGGCCATGAGGAAGCTGTGCAGCGTATGCAAGGCGTTTCCGGGTTCGTAGAGCACAAGCTGCGGGGCGTTCAATACCGGCAGCAACGGCTTAACTGATAAGGGGAACACGGGATGGCAAAGCTGAGCACAACACAAGAAAAGGCTGTTGAGATTCTGAGCGCAACAGGCGGAGTGCTGGACTACCAGGCTGAGCTGTTCGGCTTTGCCATGCCAGGTGCAAGCCGTGAGGATAGGATCGTGATGAACACGGCAAAGGCATTGGTGAGAATTGGGGTGGTTAAGGTCACAAGAACTAAGCCGAGTCGCCATGGTGATCTGATAGACCAGATAACGTTTGTGCCAGACATGATTGACCAGCTGGCCAACTGATAGAGGAAACACGGAGGCCATATGCCAACTGAATTGACCAGTAGCGAACGGGCGCAGATAGCAGAAATTCTGAGCCGCCGGGCAAACGAAATCGCAGGGTTCCACTGCGATTACCGGCGCAATGCCGGTCACTATGGCAGCGTTGAGTTTGCCCTGGATAGAGAAATTCACCGCCTGCGCAGACTGGCCAGCAGGGTTAATCCTGCGCAGCCAGAAGAAGGCGCGGATGAAGAACAAAACTGATCGAGGAAACATCGGCATTGGTGTGCATGTGCTGTTTACTCATACAGTCTGGTTATTTTTACATGCTGACTATTTACACAGCTGGAAAATTTGGATAGAGTCCGCCTCAATGATGTGAAACTACGTCTACAACATTCCTAAGCCCTGGCCTTACCGCCGGGGCTTTTTCGTTTCTGTCCCCTGGCGGGGTGGTGGATATGCGCATGCCGACCAAAGACCCTGGCCTGTTGGCCTGGCTGCTGACCTGGGTGCTGGAACACCAGCCAGCCATATACGGTTTCATTCTTTCCCTGGTGACGGCTTACCTGCGGGTGACTTACTCCGGCGGCAGCCAACGCCAGCGGGTACTGGAGTCGTTGATGTGCGGGGCCATCAGTCTGTCATTGATGTCGGCGATGGAGTGGGTCGGTGTTCCAACCTCGGCCAGTGGCTTTATCGGCGGCATGGTGGGTTTTCTCGGCGTGGACAAGATGCGCTCCATGGCTGAGCAGGTACTGAGCAAGAAGGCGGGCGGTGATGGCCAGAATCAATGATGTGCCGAACGTGAAGGCGTTCTTGGACATGCTGGCGTGGAGTGAGGGCACGATTGGCCTGGGGAACGATGGTTACAACAAGCTGGTGAACCCTGCCGGCTTTTTCGATTCTTATGACGATCACCCCAATGTGCTGGTGCAGGTCTCGCCGCGGCTCAAGTCCACCGCTGCTGGGCGGTACCAGTTCCTGTCTCGCTACTGGTCCCACTACAAGAAACTGCTGGGCCTGCCGGACTTCGGGCCGGTGAGCCAGGACAAGTGGGCCATTCAGCTGATCCGTGAGCAGAAGGCGCTGGAGGATGTGAAGGCGGGGCGTATCCCGGCAGCCATCGCCAAGTGTTCCAACATCTGGGCAAGCCTGCCTGGCGCCGGCTATGGCCAGCTGGAACATAAGCTGGAGCGGCTGCTGGCCAAGTACCAGTCATTCGGTGGTGTGCTGGCATGAACGCTTGGGTATTACGCATCGTGGGTATGCTGTTCGTGCTGGTTCCGGCCATTACTGGTCTGCTCTGGTACGCCAAGGCCAAGACCGAGGAGGCCGCCAGTCTTTCCACCTCGCTGGCTGAGGCCAAGCTTAACTACCAGCTGCAACAGTCCGTCACCCATCAGATTGAGCAGAACTACCAGGAGGCATTGCATGCCATCAACCAGGCAGAACGCGATAAGGCTGCCATGGGGCAGAGGTCCTCTAAGCTGCAACGGGAGCTGGAGCAGCTGCAGCTTGGCGTTCCCTGTGCTGCTGAGTCTATTCCTGTCGCTGTTGTTGAGCGGCTGCGCGAGCGAGTCAGTGCTGCCAACCAAGCCATGCAAGCCGGTAGCGCCCAGCCTGGTGGCGCCCACCCAGATCCCTGAGTATTGGGCCGAGCAATATGGTCAGTGTCCCGTGTATGTGGAGCAGGTGATCCTGGCGCTGGAGCAGTGCAACCGGGACAAGCAGGCCATTCGGGATAGCCATGCTGGCTATGCAAACAGCGGAGAGTAGCGGCACTGCACCAGCATGGTGCTAACTACGGGATCACGGGTCCCTCCGGCCACCCCCCGTGTTACGGGTGCGTGGAAGCTCGGATGCCCGCTACATATGAGAATTTTCTGGGGGAGGTTGTTGTTTAATTGTCGCCTTCCTGCATGCCTCAACCTGAGCCCCACTGGCTCAACAAATCCCAGATGGCAGCGAGCCTCGGGATCAGCGTCCAAGCCTTTGATAGATGGGGCGTTAAGCCAGTCGCCAAGATAGGCCGCGCAGTGTTCTACGACTGCAGATCTGTGGTCGAAAATCGCCTACTCAATCAAGAGGCGAAACAACAACCTGACGATCCTGAAGAGGTTGATCCGAACAAGCTGGAGTACCAGCGCTATCGGTTGACCAAAGAGCAGGCTGACGCGCAGGAGCTGAAGAACCAGAAGGAGCGGGGAGAGGTGGTAGAAACCGCCTTTGCCACCTTCGTACTATCCAGGGTTGCCGCCCAGATCGGCAGCATCCTGGACACAGTACCGCTCAACCACCGCCGCAAGTTCCCAGAGCTGGAGACCCGGCACATAGAGCACCTCAAGCGGGAGATCGTCAAGGCGCAGAACATAGCTGCCGGCCTCGATGGCATGCTTCCGGAGTTGCTCGATGAATATATCTCAGGCTCAGATTGACAGTCTAAGAAAGCAGATTGGCGCTGGCCTGGTCGCCATGCACCGTCCGCGGCCCATGACCGCTGTCGAGTGGATGGACGAGCACTACTACCTGCCGGTGGAATCCTCCTACCAGGAAGGCCGCTGGGAAACCCTGCCGTTTCAGGTCGCCATCATCAACGGCATGGGCAACGACGAGATCCGCGAGACCAACCTGATCAAGTCGGCGCGGGTGGGTTACTCCAAGATGCTGCTTGGGGTGACGGCCTTCCTGCTGGAACACAAGAAGCGCAACGGCATCCTGTACCAGCCGACCGATGGTGACGCCGAAAACTTCATGAAGGCCCACGTCGAGCCGGTGATCCGGGACGTCCCGCGCCTGCGAGAGCTGGCCCCCTGGTACGGCAAGAAACACCGCGACAACACCCTGACCGCCAAGCGCTTCACCAACGGGCGCGGCCTCTGGGTGCTGGGTGGCAAGGCCGCCAAGAACTACCGCGAGAAGTCGGTGGACTTCGTCATCTACGACGAACTGGCCGCCTTCGACCCGGACGTAGAAAAAGAAGGCTCGCCAACCTTTCTGGGGGACAAGCGGATCGAGGGCTCAACCTGGCCCAAGTCCATTCGCGGCTCCACCCCCAAGATAGCCGGGGTGTGCCAGATCGAACGGGCCGCCAGCGAATCGCCGCACCTGATGCGTTTCCATGTGCCATGCCCCCACTGCGGCGAACTGCAGCCCCTCCAATGGGGCGGGCCTGATTGCGCCTTCGGTATCAAATGGGAGCATGGCGACCCCAAGAGCGCCTACTACCTGTGCGAACACAACGCCTGCGTGATCCGGCAATCTGAGCTGGACCAGCGCCGCGGCCTCTGGATCTGCGAAAAGACCGGAATCCGCACCCGTGATGGCATCGACTGGCTGGACGAAAAAGACCAGCCCACCTCCACCCCGGAGTCCGTTACCTGGCACGTCTGGACAGCCTACAGCCCGTTCACCACCTGGGTGCAGATCGTCAAAGACTTCATCAAGGCTAAGGACGATCCCGGCAAGCTCAAGACCTTCGTCAATACCACCCTGGGGGAAACCTGGGAGGAAGAGACCGGCGAAAAGCTCGAATGGGAAGCCATCGCCGCCCGCCGGGAAGTCTGGAATGCCCAGGTGCCCCATCGCGTCGTCTACCTCACCGCCGGGGTGGACGTACAGGATGACCGCTTTGAATACGAAATCACCGGCTGGGGGGCAGGCGAAGAGCACTGGCCCATCGAATACGGCCGCCTGTTTGGCGACCTGGATCGGCAGGAGATCTGGGACAAGCTGCGGGAGCAGCTGACCCGTAGCTTCACCCGGGGCGACGGCACCCAGCTGGACATCCGCATAGGCTGCATCGACTCAGGCGGTCACTACACCGACGAGGTGTACCGCTTCTGCAAGTTACAGCCGCATCGCTGGATCCCGGTCAAGGGCGCCAACGTCTACGGCAAGCCGGTATCCAACTTCCCGCGCAAGCGTAACCGGCGCGGCGTCTACCTCACCGAAGTGGGCACCGATAACGCCAAAGACATCATCTACTCCAGGCTGGTCATGGTACCGCCCAACCTGACGGACCCATGCCCGGGTTACCGGCATCACCCCATGGCAGACTGGGCTGACGAAGCCTACTTCAAGGGGCTCACCGCCGAGCGCAAAAAGCTCGAGTTCGTCAAGGGCCGCCGGGTGTACCGCTGGGAGTGCCCGAAGGGGGTGCGCAACGAACCGCTGGACTGCGCCGTTTACTCCCTGGCCGCCATCCGCATTGGTGTCCAGCACTTCGGCCTCAATCTCAACCAGGCAGTCAGCGCCCCAGCGCCGCCGCCCGTTATCAAATCCGAACCCGCTCCCCAGGCTAGTCAGAGCAATGGCTGGCTTGGCAGCGTCAACCGATCAGGCTGGCTATGACCATCACCCAAATTCAAGACATGCTCGACCGCTACCTGGCCGCCGAGCAGGCCCTGCTGGAAGGCAAGAACTTCATGTGGGGAAACCGGCTGCTGCAGCGTGAAAACCTCGCTGAGATCCGCGCCGGCCGCCAAGAATGGGAGGCCAAGCTGGCCAGCGCCCAGCGCGGCGGAAGATCTAACCACTCCCTCGCCACCTTCAACTGAGGCCATCACCATGACCCTGCTGACAAAACTGGCTGAGGGAATCGAGCAGGCCATTGCCGCCGTGGCCCCTGGCTGGGCAGCCAGCCGGGCTTACTCACGCCTCATGATCAACGGCTATGAGGCGGCCATGCCCAGTCGCACCCACAAGGCAAACCGAGAGCATCGCGCCGCCAACGGCGCCCTGGCTATTGCCGGGCGCTCACTGCGCGAGCAGGCCCGCTGGCTGGATGAAAACCATGACATCGTCATCGGTCTGCTGGACAAGATGGAAGAGCGCATCATCGGCGCCAAGGGCATCAAGATTGAACCCCAGCCCCGCACTTTCACCGGCGATGTACACACCGAGTTCGCCGAAGAGCTGCGTCGCCGCTGGGCAGCATGGTCGCTCAAGCCAGAAGTCACCGGCTTGTTCACCCGCCCACAGATGGAGCGACAGGTGCTGCGATCCTGGCTGCGCGATGGCGACGTATTCGGCAAGCATATTCGTGGCACCGTGCCCAACTACAAGCACCTGACCTCTACCCCCTACGCCATCGAACTGCTGGAAGCCGACTTCGTTCCCGACACCATGACGGACACCGGCAAGCGCATCATCCAGGGGGTGCAGCTCAACGCATGGCGGCGGCCAGTCGCCTATCACGTCTTGCTGGATCATCCCGGTGAAGCTACCGGGATCCGCTTCACCACCAAGGCCATCCCGGCGCAAGACATGCTGCACTTGGCCCTGCGTAAGCGCCTGCACCAGGTACGCGGCATCACCCTGCTGCACGGCATCATCACCCGCATCGCCGATCTCAAAGACGTTGAAGAAGCCGAGCGCGTGGCCGCCCGCATCAGCGCCTGTCTGGCCTTCTACATCAAGAAGGGCGATGCAGAAGCCTACATGCCGCCGGAGGAAACCCAGGCGCCACGCAGTTTCAACATCGCCCCCGGCATGACCTTCGACGATCTGCGTCCCGGCGAAGAGGTGGGCACCATCCAGAGCAACCGGCCAAACACCGGGCTCAACATCTGGCGGGAGGGCCAGCTGCGTTCCGCCGCTGCCGGCACCCGCAGCAACTACTCCAGCATCGCCCGCGACTACGACGGCAGCTACTCAGCCCAGCGCCAGGAGCTGGTGGAAGGGTTTGAAGGCTACGCCGTGCTGCAGGACGAGTTTGTCGCCATGTGGTCACGCCCCGTCTACCGCGCCTGGCTGGAGATGGAACTGCTCACCGATCTGCAGATCCCGGCAGACCTCGACAAGCGAAGCCTGATGGATGCCGTCTACCTGGCGCCCGTCATGCCATGGATCGACCCGGCCAAGGAAAGCAATGGCTGGAAGACCCAGATCCGAGGCGGCGCCGCCACAGAGACAGAATGGATCCGCGCCCGTGGCAGCAACCCGGACGAAATCCGCCGCCTGCGGGTGCAGGAGATCAAGTTCAACCGCGAGAACGGCATCGTCACCGACACCGATCCGGCCAACGATTCAGGAGCCAACAGCAATGACCAAGGCAACCAAACTGCTCAACCAACTGATGGGGATCAAGGCGCAGGGCGCACCCGTCAGCGCGGCAAACAATAACTGGTACCGCATCACTGCGGCCGGCGGCAACAAGCCCATCGAGATCGCCATCTACGACATCATTGGCTACTGGGGGGTGTCCGCCAAATCCTTCCTGGATGACGCCAAGGCCAAGGGCGTGTTCGACGCCAAGGCCTTCAACCTGCGCATCCACTCCCCAGGGGGTGACGTCATGGATGGCCTGGCTATCTACAACACCCTGAGCCGCCTGTCAGCCAGCATCGACATCTACATCGACGGCATTGCCGCCAGCATGGCCTCCGTCATCGCCTGCCTGCCCAACGCCACCGTCCACATGCCGGAAAACGCCTGGATGATGATCCACAAGCCATGGGGCGGCACCTGCGGCAACGCCGACGACATGCGTGAGACCGCCGACTGGCTGGACCGCAACGAAGCCATGTTGCTGTCCATCTACGAGAAAAAGACCGGCAAGCCCCGCGAAGAGCTGGCCGCCATGCTCACCGAAGAAACCTGGCTCGACGGCACCCAAGCCGTCGAACTGGGCTTTGCCAACATCCTGGAAGCGCCGCTGCAGGCTGCTGCCGCCATCAACCCCAACCGCATGAAGGAGTTTGCCAACATGCCCACTGCACTGAAAACCCTGGTTGCCCCCCGTGGCAACGCGCCGCAGCCTGCCCCCGTCGCCATTCCGGCCCCGGTTCAGGCTGCTGACCCGCAGCCTGTCCCGGCTGCGCCTGCCGCTGACGAAGCCGCCATCCTGGCCCGCTTCCAGGCGCAAGAGCAGACCCGCCGCACCGAGATCAGCGACCTGTTCGCCCTGGCCGGTAACCGCTTCCCGGATCTGCAGGCTCAATGTCTGGCGGACATGGCCATCACCCCCGCCCAGGCCAAAGCCAAGATCATGGATGCCATGGGCAAAGACACCATTCCGGCAGGGGTTGGCGCCGCCCATATCCGCGCCGGGAACGGCAACCTCATCGGCGACTCCGTCAAGGCCTCCATCCTGGCCCGCGCCCACCTGGGCGAACACCAGGCGGACAACGCCTACAACTACATGAGTCTGCGCGAACTGGCCCGCGCCTCCCTGGTGGATCGCGGTATCGGCGTAGCCGGTTACAACCCCATGGAAATGGTCGGCCTGGCGTTCACCCACACCACCTCCGACTTCGGCACCATCCTGCTGGATGTGGCCAACAAGTCCATGCTCAAGGGCTGGGAAGAGTCAGAGGAGACCTTCCAGAAGTGGACCAAGCGCGGCGAGCTGGGCGACTTCAAGACCTCCCGCCGGGTTGGCCTGGGCGAGTTCAACTCCCTGCGCCAGGTGCGCGAAGGGGCCGAGTACAAGTACGTCACCCTGAGTGAGCGCGGCGAGCAGATCGCCCTGGCCACCTACGGCGAGCTGTTCAGCATCACCCGTCAGGCCATCATCAACGACGACCTGCAGGCCCTCACCGATATCCCGCGCAAGATGGGCATGGCCGCCAAGGCCACCATTGGCGATCTGGTCTACGCCCTGTTGGTTGCCAACCCCAAGCTGGCGACCGACAGCAAGATGCTGTTCCATGCCGACCACAACAACCTGCTGGCCACGGCGCTGAGCGTGGACGCCCTGGATGCCGGGCGCACCCTGATGCGCACCCAGAAGACCCACGGCGGCAACCGCACCCTCAACATCCGCCCAGCCTATGTGCTGACGCCGGTCTGCCTGGAGTCCAAGGCCAATCAGCTGATCCGCTCCGCCTCCGTGCCGGGTGCCGACATCAACGCCGGGGTGGACAACCCCATCCGCAACTTTGCCGAGGTCATCGGCGAGCCGCGGCTGGACGATGCCAGCACCAATGCCTGGTACCTGGCCGCCGGTCAGGGCTCAGACACCATCGAGGTGGCCTACCTCAATGGCGTGGACACCCCCTTCATGGAGCAGCAGCAAGGCTTCACCAGTGATGGCGTGGCCACCAAGGTGCGCATCGATGCCGGTGTGGCGCCGCTGGACTTCCGTGGTTTGGTCAAGTCTACCGGCACCGCCTGATACGGCACCGAATAATGACGGGCGCTAGCCGCCCGTCACCCTCCCATCTCCAAACAAAGAGAGCAACGCAATGGCCAAGAACTATGTGCAAGACGGCAAGGTGGTGGACGCCATCGCGCCGGCTGGCGGTGTCACCGCCGGCACCCCCGTCCTTATCGGCACCCTGATGCTGATCCCCCTGGTGACTGCAGCAGAAGGGGTAACCTTCTCCGGCGCAACTGATGGGGTATGGGAGTTGCCATGCACCACCGGGCTGACCGCTGGAGCCATGGTCAAGTGGGACGCTACCAATAGCATCCTGGTCGCAGATGACGCCAAAGATGGCGACGACTTCGGCAAGCTGACCATCGCCGAGTCTGGCGGCTACGCCAACGCCCTGCTGGTGCAGTAAGAGGATCGCCTGATGGGAAGCCCGTTTGAGCGCCTGTTCGCCGGAGCTGCCAAGTCACTGATGGCGGTTCACGGTGAGCAAGAGCCTGCCCAATATCAGCCCTCTTCAGGCGATGCCTTGCCACTGTCTGTCAGCGTGGATCGCGTGGTGGCCGAGCAGTCAGTCTCTGGCTACCCGGTCACCCCCTCCGTGCAGATCAGCTGGCTCAAGCAAGACCTGGCCAGCCATGCCAGAAGCGACATCATCACGCTCGCCTCTACCGAGCGTTGGCGACTCAGTGAGCTGGTGGAGGATGACGGCATCTTTATCACCTACAAGGTGATCCCGGCATGACCATCACCCTCACCGGATTGGCTGATGCCAAGCTGATGCTGGCTAATCTAGACGGTCTTGATGGCCAGGCCAGGGGGGCCATGGTGCGATCCATCAATGCCGTGGCCGAAGAGACCCGGCAGCTGGCCATTGAGGAAATCCTCAAGCAGGTGGCCCTGTCAGCCTCCTACGTCAAGCAGCGCCTGCAGATCGTCAAGCGGGCCAGCACCGACGACCCCACCGCCATCATCTCGGCGCGGGTACGTCCCACCCAATTGCTGCGCTACCAGGGCAAGCAGCTCTACACCAAGGCCAAGCTGCCCGGCAAGCGCCGCTTGGCAGGGGTCAGCGTCCAGGTCAAATCCAGCGCCAGAGGTGGTTACCCCAAGGTGATCACCAACGGCTGGATCATCAAATTGAAGGCCGGCCGGCGCAAGGAGTCCATTGGCGGCAACCTGGGGATCGCCACCCGCGAGGGCCCCGGTCGCAACAACTACCGCATCCGCTACGCGCCATCGGTGGATCAGGTCTGGTCCAAGGTCAGAGATGACGTCAAAGACCGGATCAGCGACACCCTGGCCCGCCGCTTCCTGCAAGAAATGGGGATCGCATGAGCAACATCACTACAGTCCGCAACCAGCTGGTGGCCCGCTTGCAGGCCGCCGGGCTGGATGCCAGGGCCGGCTTTATGGGGCAGCACGTCGACACAGTCACTGCCAACGGCCTGATCTGCATCCAGCCGACCAGCGAGCCGGCAGTCAAGCAGGATGCGAAGAGCATCAGCACCAGCCGCCTGCATGCCATGGTGCTGGCGGTGCCAGCCGGTCCGGATCAAGACGCCGCCATGGACACCCTGCTGCTGGCCATGCGCAAGGCCCTGTTCTTCAACAACCGCCTGCGCAGCCTGGAAGGCACTACCGGTAACCACTTCATCATGGATCAGGGCGTGACCTTCTTCATTCCGGAAGGCCACGAGTTCCTGTTCTGTGCTGAGCAGCCCATCACCCTCCGCTACCAAGACGAGCTATAAGGAGCAAGTCATGTCACAAACCATTAATGAGCAATACATCGGCTCCGGCATCGTCTATGCCGGTGGCCGGGACGTGGGCAACGTATCCTCCCTGGCCCTGTCCATCGAGACCGATACCAAGACCCGCCCCAACTACCGTGGCGGCGGCGGCAACATCGCCACCCTGGAGCGGGTGAGCGCTGTGAGCCTGTCTACCACCTTCGACAGCTTTAACAACGACAACCTGGCCATGGCTCTGCGCGGTACCGTGGAGAGCCTGACCGGAGCCGATGTGACCGACGAATCGGTGACCGCCGTGCTGGACACCTTGTGCCGCACCGAAAACATGATGGACCTGGACAGCACGATTACCGTCAAGGTGGGAGAGACCACCATGACGCTGGATGAAGACTACAGCCTGAGTGCCGCCGGTATCATTCCGCTCTCCGATGGCGCGATTGCCGCCGACGATGCCATGCTGATCAGCTATACCAGCATCACCGGCTCTGTGCTGGAAGCCCTGGTCAACTCCGGTCTGGAGCTGGCCGTGGTGTTTGATGGTGTCAACGAAAACACCGGCAAGCGCACCGTGCTGGATATCTACCGTTGGAAGCCGGCGCCCACCTCCGGCCTGGATGTGATCTCCGATGACTTCGCCGAGTTCACCGTGGAAGGCGAGGTGCTGGCAGACACCACCAAGGGCACCGGAAAGAGCCAGTTCTTCAAGCGTATCCAGGCTGACTAAGCCTGCCCAGGCCCGGCACCGGTCGGGCCTACCTCCTTTCTAAATCCAGATCCTCAGACCCCGCCATCGTGCGGGGTTTTCTTTTTGTGAGATCCCATGGCCAAGAATCAATCCGACATTCAGCTCAAGATCACCGCCGCCATCGATGGCCTGGTGGAAGTCGGCAAGCTGGTCAACGAGCTGGACAAGCTGGGCGGCCAGTCGGATGAGTCCAGCGCCGAGGTGGAGCGGCTGGTCAAGGAGCTGGACGAGCTGCGCCAGCAGGATCAGCTCATCAGTCAGTTCGCCCAGCTCAAGAAGGGCACCGCCGATCTGGCGGCCACCCTGGAGACTACCCGCACCAAGGCCACCGCCATGGGCAAGGGGCTGGCCGAGCAAAAGCAGCAGCTTACCCAGGCCAACCAGGCCTACAGCCAGAGCAAGCGCGAGACTGCCGCGTTGGCGGATGAGTGGACCCAGGCCAAGGCCAAGGTAGATCTGCTGGCCCAGGGGATCCGCAACAGCAACAAGCCCACCCGCGAGCAGCGTGACGAGCTCAAGCAGGCGAAGGTGGAAGCCAAGGCACTGGGGGAGCAATACCGAGTATCCGCCAACCAGACCAAGGATCTGCAGCGGGAGGCCACCGCCGTCGGCAAGGCCGTCGGCCAGCAGGAAAAGGAGTTCACCGCTGCCCGCAAAGAGGTTACCCGCCTCGATGCCCAATACCAGAAGCAGAACGCCAGCCTCAACAGCCTGCGGACCAACCTGCAGCAATCCGGCGTCAACACTCGCCAGCTGGGGAATGCCCAGCGGGAGCTGGCTGCATCTACTGCGCTGGCGCAGCAGCGTGTTTCTGGTTTGGGTGAGCGCCTTCAGGCGCAGGTGGCCCAACAAGCCAGGCTAAACACAGAACTGGAAAAAAGCGGCACCGTCACCGAGTCATTCACCACCCGGATCGGCGGCCTGACTACCCGGTTGCTGGCCTTGGCGGGTGCCTATGTAGGTATTCAGTCCATCAAGAGCGCCCTGGTCTCCTTGTTCTCTGCTGGTGATAAAGCAGAACAGCTCGCCATCCAGATGCAGGCGGTGATGGGATCCATTGAGGGTGGTAAAGAAGCTACCGCATGGATTAAGGACTTCGCCAAGACAACGCCGCTGCAGCTCAATGAGGTGACGGAAACCTTCATTCGCCTGAAGGCCATGGGGCTGGACCCAATGGATGGCACCATGCAAGCCGTGGTTGACCAAGCATCTAAGCTTGGCCTTGGCTTTGAGGGTGTTCAGAGCATCTCGCTGGCGCTGGGTCAGGCCTGGGCTAAGGGCAAGCTACAGGGCGAAGAAATGCTGCAGATGACCGAGCGCGGTGTGCCGGTCATGGCATTGCTGGCTAAGGCTACTGGCAAGACTACCCAAGAACTGCAGGCAATGTCTGAGAAGGGGCTACTCGGTAAAGAAGCCATCAAGGCCCTTATCAATGAAATGGGTGGGCAGTCTGCCGGTGCCGCAAATTCCCAGATGGGGACGCTCAGTGGTCTGATCTCCAATCTTGGTGACACCTGGACCAAGTTCCAGCAAACCGTTTCAGATGCTGGAGTTCTCGACTGGCTGAAGGATCAACTGCAAGAGCTTAGTACCACCATTGATGAGATGTCAGCTGATGGACGGCTTCAGGCGTATGCCAAGCAGGTATCAGACTCTCTGATAAGCATCGGACAAAGCGCCAAAGACTTCGTTCTCAGCATCGGTGGTAGCTTTGACGGCGTGATAAGCGGCATGAATGTCACCATGCAGAGCTTGCGTGTCGTGTTCAACCTGTTTACCGGGCTCACCAAGCTGGCCGCCAGTGGCCTACTTCATCTGCTTTCAACATTCCAAATTGTGATGACCGGCCTTGGCAAGATTGCCGAAGCGCTTGGCATGAACGGTTTAGCCAAGGAGATCAAGTTTGCCGCTGGTTTGATGAAGGCAGAAATGGATGCCTTCTCTAAAGCGGCCAAACAGGACCTGGATGATATAGCTGATGCCGCATCCAGAATGGGCGCTTCAAATGGGCAAGCATCAGCGGCCATCAAGAAAGCCATGGATGAGGCAGAGCAGGCCGCAAAACAAGGCAGCGACGCCATCACCCAGCACCTTGATGCTGTAGGCGGTGCGGCGAATGACTCATCTACTGCGCTGGCGGCAGCGCTTCAAAGCATCGGCCTTGACTATGAACAACTTGAAGGCAGGGTGAGTTCCAGCTTTAAGGGAGTGCAGACTGCTCTGGACCTGCTGGTGAAGAGCAATCAGGCTGGCGCTGACACCATCAAGGCGGCATTGGAGAAAGGTTTCAGCCAGGCGAAGAACAAGGCCGAGCTGGAGTCAGTCATTGAAACTGTTCAGCGGCTGCATGATGCAGGCCGCCTTGTTGGTCAGCCCTACATCGACAGCCTGGCAGCAGCAACCAAGGCGGTACAAAAACTTGGTGGCACGAACGAGGAGCTGATCGCTGGGCTAAAAGAGCAAAAAGCTGCGGCTGATGAGGCTTACAAAAAAGGCGAAATCGGAGCAACACAACACGCTCAAGTGGTTGGAAAGCTCAATTCAGAGATAGCTAAAACCACCAAGTCGATGGAACGCAATGCTGTTGCCGCCAGTGATACTGAAAAGGCGTATTCAGAGTTGGGCATCAAGTCTGCCGATGCACTCGAAAAGACTGCAGCAGGACATAAGAAGGCCTGGCAGGAGATACAGCGAGGAAGTGCCACCTTGGCCGTACAGCGTGAGGCGTTCTTGCAGTATGCCGAGGCTGAGATAGTTGCTGCCAATGCAAGCGGTAGAGTCTCTGATCAATCTCTGGCGACCACCGCCGCCGCCCTTGGACTAACTAATCAGTACAACGCCCTCAAGGAGCAGTTGAAAGAAGCTGGTGATGCATGGGTTCGAATTCTTCAAATCCAGCAGCAGGTTCAAACTGGTGGAAACGGGCTTGTTCAGCAGATCAAAGATACGGTGGATGCCGAGCAGGATCTGGCAGCTGCCCACGAAGGCGCTGCCACCGCCTCTGCCTTCCTGAGTGACTACACCAGCGCCCTGACGGAACAGCTCAAGGAACTGTCACCCCAGGCTGCCAGCCTGATGAGCGATATCATGGGGTGGACCCGTGCCAGCGGGGCGGCCAGCTCCGAAATCGACCTGCTCAACAAGCGGCTGGAAGAAAACGGCAAGCAGCTGCGCACCATCTCCATGTCCGTCACCCTGGATGACATCCAGGGGCAGATCAAGGATCTGGGGGTGGCCTACCTCACCGCCGAGCAGGC